TTGATACCCCGTATATACAAACAGAAGATGATGCTAACGCATTAATGGGTTGGATCACTGAAAAATTGATGACTCCTAAAAAAAATATTGGATTAAATGTTTTTGCAAATCCAACTTTACAACTTGGAGATATTGTTACAGTTGATTATAAAGATAATAATAATGTAAATATGATTTCTTCAACATCTTCAAGGTTTATAATATATAATATTGAGTATTCAAGAAGTTCAGAAGGTCCTTCTATGGCTTTGTATTTGAGTGAGGTGTAATGTGAGATATTATGGACCCATGCATGATGGCGGGGGATATGATGAATCTGATACAAGAATGCTTAGAAGGGCTGGTTTAATATCTAAAGAAGAACAAGATGTTAGAAATGCTCTTGCTGCAGTTCAAGCAGATACTGGGGTAGAGCAAGCACTAGAAATAATTAAACAAGCACAGGGATCAAGTTCAGCCGTTATTCCACAAAGTTATTCTGAGTCTCCCACTTATTATGAGTCTCCTGCACCAGTGCAAAATATTGTTCCACAAAATCAACCAGCACCTGCTCCAGTTGCTGCAACTCCTCCAACCCCAACGATAACTGCTACATCTTCTGTTATAAAAACAATAACAAACCCAATAAAAACTGCAACTCCAGATATTGTTTTATTTGATGATTCCTCAATACCAATAGAAATTATGGCAGATTTAATATTTGAAAATATTGGCGGACAAGAATTAATTAGCATTGCAAGAACAGATACAATTAATGGACAAAAAATATCATACCAGCCAATTAAAAACTTGGTGTCAATTAATCAAGAATATAACCCAAATAACATTGTTGGGCTACAAAAGACATCCGATAAATTTTTTTCTGGCTTTGCAATTAAACTTGAAAATAGAACTCCAACAGAAAGCACTTCTTCCGACAACAATCCCGTGTATATTAGCCCTGAAGGAAATTTAGTCATTGAAAGTGTTAATTTAAACAGTGATGAACAAATTGAAATTGAAATAGCGTTAAGTGGTACAATATATGAGACGGAGATATAATGATAACTAATACTGGTAAAAATATTATAGGAAAATATTTGCTTGGACAGGCACCCGCTTTTGCGTCCTATATAGCCCTTGGATGCGGTTCTAAGCCACTTTTAACTGGTAACCCATATGGAGACTACTCAAACAAAACAAGCCTGGATTTTGAGATGTTAAGAGTGCCAATTTCTTCTAGAGGGTTTGTTAATGAGGATGGGGTTTCAAAGTTAGTTTTAACAGCAGAACTTCCAAGCGAAGAAAGATATGAGATTTCGGAGATTGGTATTTTTTCTGCGGGATCAAATTCGGCAGCAGGCGCATATGATAGCAAGACAGTCCTTGCCTTTACACAGACAGAGAATTGGCAACATCATACAAATTTAGCAACAACCGCTATAGATACGATAACTGAAGCATTAGACTCACCAAATGATGACAACATTATTGCAACAGAAAATATTGTTTTTCAAACCAATGCAGACAATAGTATTTTTTATAAAACCACTCGTGCTGAAAGATATGAAAGATGTAGATTTTTAAATAATATTATTCTCATTAATGGCTCAGATGCAAACCTAACAAAAAGCGTTTCACTAACAAATGTTTCTGGCAATGGAACATTAATTACTTATACAACATCAAAAGATCACAATCTTTCAGTTGGGGATACTGTAACAGTAACTGGAGTAAATCCAGTAAACTATAATATATCTGGTTCTGTTTCAACTGTTCCGTCACCAACAACTTTTACTCTTTTAAGCGACCAAATAGGAAGTTATGTTTCTGGTGGATCAACCACAGTTAAACATTTTTATATTGAAAATGGATCAAACCATATTCACCTCGCTGGCACATTACTTGATTTTGATAAAAACTCTCCAATTGATGAATTAAAGTTAGTATTTTCTATTATCAATAAAGATGGTACTTCTAGTGCATCTCCAGATAATGCAAGAGTTCTTGTTGAGTTTGCATCTTCAGACCAGGTAGATGGTGAGTATGCTAGGTTTGAAGCAGACATAGTAAAGGGAACTGGAGAAGGGCAGTATGACTTAAATAATAATCGTTATTGTTTAGTTACAAAACAATTACAAGAATTATACACAAGCCCCAACTTTACTTGGAACTCTGTTTCTGTAATTAAGGTTTATGCTTCTACTTTTGTTAGCAATACTATTTCAGATGATTTTTATATTGCACTTGATGCCATGAGATTAGAAAATGTTGCTACAACTAATCCTTTATATGGACTAACAGGGTATTCAGTGATAAAAAATACAGACTCAACAACCATTATAAAGTCACCAAACACAACAAGTTTTGTTGAGTTTAGATTTTCAATAGGTGTTTCATAATGGCAGACTCTGGTATTAAAAAAGCAATTATTTTAAACAATGAATTGCCAGCAATTAATCCAGAAACTAATGGATATGAGGTAAGATATAGGGTTGTTTCTGAAGATAAAAACAGAGCATCTCATTGGTCACCATCTTTCGTTGTAGATTCTGGGTTTACTTATGAGCCAGGGTTAATTAGTTTTAATAAGAATGGATCAATTGCAGTATTTTCATGGGACGTTGTGACAATTAATAAAAATTCTAAATATATAAGACAAGCCCATGAATATGATGTTTGGGTAAAATGGGACAGAGGTGATGGAGGGGACTGGATATATAAGCAAAGAATAGATGGAACAGGCATATCTTTTCCAATTCCATCAACCTATTCAATTAACGGAATTGAACAACCAAGCCAACCTAATAAGGTGTCACTAGAAGTATACTTAAAAGGAAATAAAATAACAAGAGATTTTGATACATTGCTGGTTTATGAAGATGGACCACACACGATTTAGTGATATAATGGAGAGATAATGGCTAAAGTACCGCTACCCGAAAGAGGGCAACCACTAGATGTAACATACATCTATCAACTTGCTGAAACAGTAAATGAACTTGCAACGCAAGTTTCTTCAGCAACCTATAACTATACAACAATAAACAATGGAGTTTCTGGAGCACAAAGCATTAAAACTTCAGAAACAAAAATGATTGGTGGATATGTTCAGGTTGCAAATAATGCTACAGTAACAGCGGCATCTGAAGTTTCTTTTTCTTATACTTTTGATGATTTTAAATATTCTCCAATTGTGTCAGCAACACCATACAACATTGGAAATACACCTGCTGGTCAAAATGTTTCCGTAATTTTAAAAACAATTACAACAAGCAAGGTTGAGGGTGTTGTTAGATTTGGTGCTTCTGGAGATTTATCTTTGGCAGTTCACCTAATTATTATTGGTATACCAAACTAAGAAAAACAAAGGGTAGAGATGATTTTTTGCAAAAAATGCAATGGAAGAACTTTTATTGATAGACAGTATACTTCTCAAATGCATGTTGAAACTTATTGTGTTCGCTGTGGTGAAAGAAAGTTTTATCATCCCCCACAGGACAGCAAGGAGGGCAGATGGCTACTGCTAAACGAAAAATACAGAGCGAAGAGTACAATAAGTCCACTGTAATCAAGGGAAACCAAAAAATTTGGTTTTTGAATAATGACTTAGTTAGAATTCATCATAGTTCTAGATCAACTGGAATGGTTTCTTTTTACAATATTACAAAAGATAGAATTGAAACTTGTTTGCGTACTGACTTTAGAAGAAATAGAGAAAGAGCGTATACTATATCAGAAACTGCTATTCTTGTCAATAGGCATAGAAAATATTTACCAAGATTAATTAAATCAGGAACAATACCTCCTCCAACTGGATCAAGAGTTGGCGGTAAAACTGGTTGGCAAGTAAGAGCATATTACTCTGAATCTCAAGTAAAAGAGATCCGTGCTATACTTGCAAGTATACATATTGGACAACCAAGAAAAGATGGATTGATAACAAATAATATGACTCCTACAACACAAGAGTTGACAAGACGCATGGGAGACGGTATACTTACATATACAAAGACAGAAGACGGCAGATTTATTCCAGTATGGTCGGAAAGTATTTAACAATGAAAATAGGTGGGTAATGGAAAACGATTCAACAAAAGTAAACGTAACACTAGGCTATACACTTAATCTAGGTAACTTTCAATCGCTTAGACTTGATCTTGGCGTAGTTGATAGTAAGCGTGATGGTGAAACAACAAATGAGGCTTTTGAAAGAGTCTACAAGTTTGTTGAAGATAAACTAACCGAAAAAATTAATGAGGCTAAGGTAGAACTAGAAGAGTAATGGCTGAGCGCAAAGACAGAATGGCTTTGCTCAGTCGCTACAATAAGTTTTATACGCAACGGTATGAGCGTAAGTCTAACATTAACCTAAACGTTGAACAATGGGCTGCAGATGCATTGGTTGAGTCTTATGGAATTTCTCAATGCTATGATCTTTTAGAATATTATTTTTCTATTGCCCAAGAACCTTCGTGGAATTATTTTGCTTACAATGCAGAAAAAATTCTTAATGGTAAACTAGAAGTAGAAGAAGATATTAAACAAAGAGCAGAACTAAGAAGGAAAGCAAAGGAGTGGCTGAGTGAATAATACAGAAGCAAAAGTAATCTCCGCAGTCCTAGCAGACAAACAACTTCATGTTTTGCTTCAGGCAAATGTAGAAACATTACTTCGTACACATAATGATGTGTGGAATTTTATTAGACTTTATGCAGAAAACAATGGGACAGTTCCTCCAACATCATTGGTTGTAGAAAAGTTTAGAGACTTTCAGCCAGTACAAGGAATTGGTGCAACAAAGCATCATCTTGAAGAACTACAGACAGAGTATCTTAATGACAGCCTAAAAGATATACTTAGATCAGCAGCAGGTGAAGTTCAAAATGGTCAAGGTACAACAGCACTAGAAGAACTAATTACAAAAACATCACAACTAAAAAAGAATACTTCTGCAATTCGTGATATTGATGCAACAGATATTGATTCTGCTATTGCATACTTTGAGCAAGTAAAAGAGCAGCAAGCATTAGGCAATAGAGGAATTAAAACAGGCTTGCCAGGTTTTGACAATTATCTTCCTTCTGGAATTATGCCAGGACAACTTGGAGTCTTCCTTGCATATCCAGGTATTGGAAAGTCATGGATGGCTTTATACTTTGCTGTACAGGCTTGGAAACAAGGTAAGACACCTCTAATTATTTCTCTTGAGATGAGTGAGACAGAAGTTCGTAATCGTGTATTTACAATTATGGGTGAAGGTCTTTGGTCACACCGTAAACTATCAAATGGTGAAGTTGAACTTGATATGATGAAGAAGTGGCATACCGATAGAATTGATGGTCGTCCACAGTTTCATATTATTTCTAATGATTCTGGCGGTGAAGTAAATCCATCAGTTATTCGTGGAAAGATTGATCAGTATAAGCCAGACTTTGTTGTAGTTGATTATTTGCAATTGATGAGTCCAAACCAAAAGGCTGATAATGAAACGGTAAAGATGAAGAATCTTTCTCGTGAACTTAAACTAATGGCTATTAGTGAAGAAGTTCCTATTATTGCTATCTCATCTGCTACACCAGACGATGTAAAAGATTTATCTACAGTTCCAACACTTGCACAAACAGCATGGTCAAGACAAATTGCTTATGATGCTGATTGGGTTTTAGCATTGGGTCGTGCAACCAATAGCGACATTATTGAATGTGCATTTAGAAAAAATCGTAATGGTTTTATGGGAGATTTTTTAGTGCAGTGTGATTTTGATAAAGGATATTACCGATATAAGGATTTTGAAGATGGCAAATAAAGAACTTTATACAGAAGAACAAATTCGTCGTGTACTTAACGGTGCTGGTATTGATATTGAAGCAGAGTTTGGATCTGATTTTATTATTTTTTGCCCATACCACAATAACAATAGAACACCTGCTGGAGAAGTTTCTAAAGACCACGGATTGTTCTTTTGTTTTGGCTGTCAAACTACAAAAAATTTAACTGAGTTAATAATGTTTACTTCTAATAGAACATATTTTGAGGCAGTTCGTTACATTAAAAGTAAAGAACAAGAGTCTGACATAACATCAGTTATAAATAAAACTCTTTATACTCCAGCAGATTTTGTTCAGTATGATGAATTACTTATAAAAAGATTAAATAATCAAGCATTAGAATCACCAAGGGCAATGAGGTATTTTGAGGGTCGCAGCATAACAAAAGATTCTGTGGTAAAATTTAATCTTGGGTATTCAGAAAAACAAGACTCTGTGACAATACCAGTTGCTACTCCAGATGGAATGTGCATAGGTTTTGTTGCTAGAACAATTGAAGGAAAAGACTTTAAGAATACTCCAGGATTACCTAAAAGCAAGATTTTGTTTAACTTGCACAAAGTTAAAACATCAACAACAGTCTATGTGGTTGAATCTTCATTTGATGCTATTAGACTTGATCAAGTAGGTTTCCCAGCAGTTGCAACACTGGGTGCTAACGTATCTGTTTCACAGATCAAACTGTTAGAAAAGTACTTCAATAATGTTGTGCTTGTTGCGGACAACGATGAGGCTGGATCTATAATGAAAGATAAACTAGTTGAAAAACTAGGAAGCCTTGTCACAGTAATACAACTAGATAAAAAATATAAAGATATAGGCGATATGAGTAATGAAGAAATTAAAAAGTTGGAGTTTCAATTTGACAATTCAATCATTGCTATGCTAAAATAAAACATAAACAAAACATATAGGAGAAAATATAATGGCTATTGTAAAGGGACTAAAAAATATCAATGCATTGGTAGATAAGCCCAAGTACGAAAGTAATGGAACAAAGGTTCGTTGGCTAAAGTTAGCAGATGGACAATCAGTCAAGATTCGTTTTATTGAAGAACTTGACGAAGACTCAGCAAATTATAATGAGACCCGTGGTCTCGCACTTGTTGTTTCAGAACACACAAATCCAAAGGACTATAAGCGTAAGGCTGTAGACACAATGGACACAGAAGGTCGTGACTGGGCAGAAGAAATGCACCGCAAGGATCCAAAGGCTGGCTGGAGAGCACGTCTTCGTTTCTATTGCAATGTACTTGTAGATGATGGCATTGAAGCACCATATGTTGCTATTTGGTCAATGGGTGTTAGCAAGCAGTCTGCATTTAATACTATTCGTGAATACGCACTTGAGACAGGCAGTATTTCAAATCTTACTTGGAAGGTAAAGCGTAATGGTCAGGGAACTGAAACATCGTACACACTTATTCCAGGTACGCCAGATAAGGAACCATTTGACTGGAGCACAGTTGAACCGTTTCCTTTGGAAAGAGCACTAAATAAAATTCCTTATGCTGAGCAAGAGGCATTTTATCTAGGCTTTGATACACCTAATGCCAATTCAGCAAGCATTGATTGGTAATTAGTAGGTGAATTACGTAGGTTTGCATGTCCATACACACTACTCCTTGATGGATGGTGTTGCTACTCCAGAAGAATACGTGAACCGTGCAGTTGAGTTAGGAATGACAGCAATTGCCATTACTGACCACGGTACTTTATCTGGGCATAGGGAACTGCACCGTATTGCAAAAGCAAATGGAATCAAACCTATTCTTGGCATAGAAGGCTATTTGGCACTAGATAGACATGATAAAAGGGATAAGTCCGAAAGGGTAGGTCCACTTGATGTTAACTACTTCCATATAGTTCTTCTTGCCAAGAACCAACAAGGTTTAGAAAACCTTAATAAGTTAAATGAAATTTCATGGACAGATGGTTTTTATCGTAAACCACGTATTGATTTTGAAGTGCTTGATAAGTATGGCGATGGATTAATTGTTTTATCTGCTTGTCAAGGTGGATTAATTGCAAAGGCTATTGAGAATGAAGAATATGCTTTTGCAAAAGAAAAAGTTCAATGGTTTAAGAATCGTTTTAAAGATGATTTTTATATTGAGTTAATGCCACACAATCCAAAAAACATTAATGATGAACTTGTGGCATTAGCAAAAGCATTTAATGTAAAGGTAGTCGTAACGCCAGACTGTCACCATTCTGATACAAGTCAAAAAGAAATTCAGGAGATGATGCTCCTATTAAATACACACGGTAAAGTATTAAAAGATTCAACCTTTGAAAAATCAAAAAAGGTTGATAACATGATGGAAAGATTAGATTATCTTTATGGTGCAGATCGCCAAATGTCTTTCCGTACTTTTGACATTCACCTTCTTTCATATGAAGAAATGAAGTCTGCAATGGCAGAACAGGGTCATACAGATGAAGAAATGTTTATCAGTTCTATTGAAATTGCAGACAAAGTTGAAGACTATGACATTAAGTCTGGGCTTGACCTACTTCCAGTTCAATACAAGAAGCCAATGGAAGAGTTAAAAAACCTTGCGATTGAAGGTTTAACTGAGCGTGGACTAGAAAATAACCAAGAATATCTTGACCGTCTTGAAGAAGAACTAACCATTATTGGTGAAAAGAATTTTGGACCTTACTTCCTTGTTGTTCGTAACATGCTTAACTGGGCAAAGAAGGAAGGAATTATGGTAGGGCCTGGTCGTGGGTCTGCAGCAGGTTCACTACTTTGTTATGCTCTTGGCATTACAGACATTGATCCCATTAAGCATGGGCTTTTGTTCTTCCGATTTATTAATCCAGAAAGAAATGACTTTCCAGATATTGACTCCGATATCCAAGATAACCGTCGTGACGAAGTAAAAGATTATTTAGTTAGACAGTATCGCCATGTTGCTTCAATTGCAACATTTATGCAGTTTAAAGATAAAAATATTGTAAAGGATGTTTCTCGTGTATTAAATATTCCTCTTGCAGATGCAAACAAGGTTAATAAGCAAATTGATACTTGGGATGAATACTGCACGTCAAAAAGCGCACAGTGGTTTCGTGAAAAATATCCAGAAGTAGAAATATACGGAGAACAACTTCGTGGTCGCATCAAGGGAACAGGAATTCATGCTGCAGGAGTTGTAACGTCTAAAGATCCAATTTTTAGATACGCACCAATGGAAACACGTTCTGTTGCTGGACAAGATGATCGCATTCCTGTTGTTGCCGTTGATATGGGAGAAGCAGAAAATATTGGACTTATCAAGATTGATGCTTTGGGCCTTAAAACTTTAACGGTACTTAAGGACTGCATTGATATCATTAAAGAGCGTGAAGGAACAAAGATTGACCTATTAAAGATAAACATGGATGATGCCAATGTATATAATATGCTTTCAGATGGCTATACAAAGGGTGTGTTTCAATGTGAAGCAGCACCATACACAAATCTTCTTGTTAAGATGCGTGTAAAAAATCTTGAAGAACTTGCTGCATCTAATGCTCTTGTTCGTCCTGGTGCTATGAATACAATTGGAAAAGATTATATTGCAATTAAGCATGGTCGTCAAAATCCAGATTATAAGCATCAGATTCTTAAAACATTTACGGAGGAAACTTATGGTTGTATTCTTTACCAGGAACAAGTTATGCAAGCATGCGTACACCTTGGCGGTATGTCCATGTCGGAAGCAGATAAAGTTAGAAAGATCATTGGAAAGAAAAAAGATGCTAAGGAATTTGATGTTTTCAAAGATCAATTTATTAAAGGTGCTTCGCAATATGTTTCGCCAAACCAAGCCCTAGATTTATGGCATGACTTTGAGGCTCACGCAGGGTACTCATTTAACAAGTCTCACGCAGTAGCATATTCAACACTGTCATACTGGACAGCATGGTTAAAATACCATTATCCATTAGAGTTTATGTATTCACTATTAAAGAATGAAAAGGATAAAGATGCACGTACTGAGTACCTTATTGAAGCAAAAAGAATGGGAATCAGCATTAAGTTACCTCACATTAACGAGTCAGATATTGACTTTAAGATTGAAGGTAAAGGTATACGCTTTGGTTTGTCAAGTATTAAGTTTATTTCCGATAAAATTGCTCAAAGATACATTGATGCTAGACCTTTTAAGTCATACGCTCAACTTGAGGAGTTTACTTTTACTAAAGGAAACGGAGTTAACAGCCGTGCTCTTCAAGCATTACGAATTATTGGTGCAGCAACATTTGAAGACAGCCCACGTAATGATCAAGAGATTAAAGAAAATCTATACGAGTATTTAAATCTTCCTGAGTTTAATATGCCAGTACCTCAGCACTATTATGCTTATATCCAAGAAGCAGAAGATTATGAAGAAACTGGATCATTTGTTATGCTTGGAATGATTAAATCAATTAAACGTGGTAAGGGTTGGTCAAGAGTTGAATTTCTTGACAAAACTGGTAGTGTTGGAATATTTGATGATGAAAATACAACCATTGAAACTGGTAAAACTTATTTAATTCTTGTTAGTGATAACAGAATTGTTAACTCAGTTCCAGCAGATCAGATTAAAGAATCTAAAGATCCTTTGGTTAAATTTTTAAATTACAAACAATTGCCATACAAAGGTGAAGAGCAGTTTGTGGTGTCTTTTAAGCCTAGAGTTACCAAGGCTGGAAAGAAAATGGCAAACCTTGTAGTAGCAGATGCTGGAAGAGAACTTCATTCAGTTCTTGTGTTTCCTACAGCATTTTCTAAAGCATACATGACAATTGAAGAAGGAAATGTTTATAAAGTTTCTTTAGGTAAAACTAAAGACGGAACAGTTATATTGGAGGATGTAGTAAATGTTTGATCAGTTAGCAATTGACCTGCACAAGATTGCAGTAGAAAAAGGATTTTGGGGAAGCCCAGAAGATAATGATGCAGTTAATGATATCTTTATTGCAAAGCAGTGCATGATGATTGTCTCAGAAGTAACTGAGGTTATGGAGGCTGTTCGTAAAGATAAAGGTGGAGAAGAGATTGCTAAAGAGTTTGCAGATATTATTATTCGCACACTAGACCTTTATGCAGGAATGGTTGAGGCAGGGTATACTAGAGAATCACTTGATTATATTCTAAAACAAAAAACAGAATTTAATAAGACTAGACCAGAGAAACATGGGGTACGATTTTAATGTCAGTAACAATGGAAGAGGTATTAGCACAGTTAGATCCAAGAATTCGTAAACGTCTTGGTGATGCAACAAATCAAAAGGTTGAATGTGCATCAACGCCTAGTTTTGGTCTTAATAGGGCATTAAAGGGTGGACTTCCATATGGTCGTCAAGTACTTATTTGGGGTTCAAAATCATCAGCCAAGTCCTCTTTGTGTCTTCAAATGATTGGTGAAGCACAAAAAGAAGGAAAGATTTGTGCATGGATTGATGCAGAAATGTCATATGATTCAGAATGGGCTGAAAAACTTGGAGTAGATTCAACAAAACTTATTTATTCACAAGCAAGAACTATTAATGAAATGGTGGATGTAGGTACAAGCCTTATGAATGCTGGAGTTGATATAATTGTAGTAGACAGCATTACATCCCTGCTACCTGCTATTTATTTTGAGAAGGATACAGATGAACTCAAGCAACTTGAAAACACAAAACAAATTGGTGCGGAATCAAGAGACTTTAGTAATGCTTGGAAAATGCTTAATTACGCTAACAATAAAGTCAAGCCTACTTTGCTTGTTCTTATTTCTCAGTCTCGCAATAACATTAGTGCTATGTATACTAGCCAGCAGCCTTCTGGTGGTCAGGCTACTAAGTTTTATTCCTCTACAGTTATTAAACTATTTTCTTCAGAGTCAGACAATCAAGCAATTAAAGGAAAGATTCAGGTAGGAGATAAACTAATTGAAGAGAAAATTGGTCGCAAAATTAAATGGGAACTACAATTTTCTAAAACATCTGCTGGTTTCCAAAGCGGTGAATACGATTTTTATTTCAGGGGTGACAACATTGGTATTGATGGTATTGGTGATCTTGTTGATACTGCTGAACTTGCTGGAATCGTAGAACGCACAGGCGCTTGGTATAAACTTGAAGATGGCACAAAGGTACAAGGAAGAGAAGGCTTCATTAATCGTGTCAAGGAAGACCTTGATTTGCAAGAATCTCTTAGAAGTAAGTTGATTAATGTCTAAAGATTTTTCTGTTTATTCAGGCAAATGGCCTTGCAAAACCTGCTCTGAGGTTGTACTAACCTTAAGGCTATGGCCTGAGTCTGGAGACGCTACTTGGATGTGTTCTAAAAAACACTTATCTAAAGTAAATTTAATACCTACAAAAAAGAAAAAGAAAGACTTTAAAAGTGAGTGAGAGATCAGAGTCAAAAAGAATTAATGCCAAACAGCATAAAAATTCTGGACGTAATATGAAAAAGGGTGATGCTACTTGGAAAAATTTTACTGTTGATTTTAAAGAATATCCAAAAGGTATAACTATAAACAAAGACATTTGGGCAAAGGCTGTAACAGATGCAATAAAAAATCATAACGATCCAGCAATTTTTATTGTGCTAGGTGAGGCAGACTCAAAGGTTCGTCTTGCTGTAATAGAGTTAGAAATATTAGAACAGTTGTTGGAGGAAAAATGAAATCATTAGTAACTGGTGGTGCAGGTTTTATTGGATCAAACATTGTAAACAAATTAATTGAACTTGGTCATGATGTTGTCGTGATTGATAATGAATCATCAGATGCACATGAAAGACCCTACTGGAACATAAAAGCAAAAAATTATAAAAAAGATATTTGTGATTATTTAAGCACAAGAGAACTATACGATGGTGTTGATTATGTGTTTCATTTGGCAGCAGAAGCAAGAATACAACCAACAATAAACAATCCAGTAAAAGCGACAATGACTAATACACTTGGAACAAATGTTGTACTTCAATGTTCTCGTGAGGCAGGAGTAAAAAGAGTTATGTATTCTTCAACATCCGCAGCCTACGGCAGAAATAATATTCCAAACATAGAGTCACAAAATGACGACTGTTTAAATCCATACTCTGTATCAAAGGTTAATGGAGAAAAACTTTGTAAAATGTATACAGACCTTTTTGGATTACAAACTATTATTTTTAGATATTTTAATGTTTATGGAAATAATCAACCAGTGCGTGGTCAATATGCTCCAGTTATGGGAATTTTTGGAAGGCAAAAATCTGAAGGAGACTTACTAACAATTGTTGGGGATGGTGAACAGCGTAGGGATTTTGTCAATGTGTTAGATATAGTTAATGCTAATATATTGGCATCAACTGCAAACATAGACAAAGAATACATGGGAACAGTTTTTAATATAGGTTCTGGAGTTAGTTACTCTGTAAATGAAATTGCTAAAATGTATAATCATCCATTTGTAAATGTGCCACAAAGAACTGGGGAGATGCGTGAAACATTAGCAAACACCGAAAAAGCAAAAAAAATTCTTGGTTGGAGTGCTACAATAAATATAGAAAAATGGTTAGGGGAACAAAATGTCTGAACAAATAGAACCAGCAAAAACAACATTGGAGATGGTAAATGGCTTAACAGAAATTGCAGATTACATGCAAGATGAAGAACTTACTACCGCACTGACTTTTATTGCAAAGGTAATTATTAAACCTGATATTCCTACTCAAGTTGCCAGTATTGAAATAGTAAGGCTACAGGCTATTGCAGCAAAAATGGCTTTTAAGGCTACTTGGATGGCCAATGTAGACAAGAATGATCGTGCAAAGAAAAATATTTACTACACAGCAGCGGAATCTATAAATAACTTGGTATCAGCACTCAAGTATATAATGCGCTAACCTGCTATACTTATATAAACAAAGGGAATAAAAATGACAAAAAGTTTACTACAGCAGGTTATGTTAAAAGAGTCAGAAAAGAAAAATGCCATGACTAAGCAAAATATTATATTTAATGCAGAAGATATGGTTGAAAAAATTAAGTCTGGGTACACGGTTAATCGTGGTCCAAAGATGACGGTAAAGAAAACATTTGCTCCATCTACAATTGCTTACCAGCATGGTCAATGTCCACGGTATTGGTATTTAGCATTTAATGGAAATATATTTGATGACTACACAGATTCATACGGTGTTGCCAATATGAGTTCTGGAACAATGAGTCACGATAGAATACAAAGCGCAATGTTAGATTCTGGAATTGCTGTTCCTTATATAAATGATAAGGGAGAAAAAACAACAGAGTTTAAGGTTATTGCTAATGATCCACCAATTTTTGGTTATGGAGACGTAATGCTTAATTGGGAAGGCGAAGAAATTGTTGGCGAAATTAAAACAATGATGAGTGAAGCCTTTGAGTATAGAAAGAAAACAAACAAGCCAAAGGGTGCACACCTAATTCAATTGCTTATTTACATGAAAATTTTGGGAAAGCAAAAGGGTGCACTTATATATGAAAATAAAAATAATCACGATTTACTAATTATCCCAGTAGAGGTTAATGATGGTTATCGTCAATGGATTGATTATGCATTTAATTGGATGCGTGAAGTTCGTAAGGCTTGGGTAGATCAAACAATACCAACAAAAAATTATCGTGGAAACTCTAAGATCTGTAAAACATGTCCAGTAAAAGCAGCATGTGCTGATGCTGGAGATGGAAGTATTAAGATTGCTTCTCTGGAGGAATTGAGTGAAACTTTGTAGTCGGTGTGATAATAATTTTACACCAAAAGTATCTTATCAAATTTATTGCAGCGAAAGTTGCAGAGATGAGGCTACAAAAGAAAAAATTGCAGAGCGTTATCAAATAACTCGTAGACAAAAAAGAATAGGTAAAGTTAGAAAATGTTTAGGTGGTTGTGGAGTTGACCTATCAATCTATAACGATTCTGGATTTTGTTCAAATTGCAATGTAAGTAAAAAAGCAGTAGATAAAATGTTAAAAGAGTTAAAGGGGTTTATAGACTATGAACAAGACTAAGTGGGGTGGCTCAGTGCAACCAAACAATATTTGTGCAATTGATGCAAGCACAAATAGCCTTGCTTTTGCCTTTTATTCTTTTAAAAATCTTGGCACTGTTGGAAAAATTAATTTTCAGGGAAATGATATTTATCAAAAAGTAATAGATGCTTGTAAGAAAACTAAAGGTTTGTTTGATCAATTTAACATGATTGATGCTATTGTAATTGAGCATACGGTGTTTATGAACAGCCCTAAGACTGCTGCTGATCTTGCTTTAGTTCAGGGCGCATTACTTGGCGCTGCTGGTCTTGCTGGAATAGACACAGTTGGAAAGGTTTCTCCTATTACTTGGCAAAACTATATTGGAAATAAGAAAATTTCTAAAGATGAACAACTTTATATTCGTGCACAACATCCTGGAAAATCTGTTTCTTGGTATAAATCGTATGAAAGAAATTTGCGAAAAGAAAGAACTGTTAAGTTTATAAATACTATATATGATAAAACTATTACAGATAATGACGTTGCAGATGCCTGCGGTATTGGTCATTGGGCAATTAGCAACTGGGATAAGGCTATATCGTGAGTCATTCTTTTAATTTGAAGTCAGAAGTTATGCTTGAGCACTTGATTTTGCAAGGGGCAGTAGAAGTCAGCGGGATTGACAAAAATACTGGAGAAATGATATACTCTATAACAGATAAACTTAAAGAGGTTAACCCTGAAATGTATCATTACATGGAGCAAGACTTTAGAGAACGAATGTTTGAGATGATTGACCAAGGTCCTACGGTCATGCAATGGAAGTTGGTAATATAATGTCAAATAAACTTTATACAAATGAGGTTTGGCTCAAGAAAAGGTTTGTTCTTGATAAGAAAACACCTCAAGAAATTGCTTCTGAGTGTGGAGCAAGTGTAGAAACAATTTATGTTTATCTTGCTAAATTTGGATTAAGGAAGTCACGACGATGAATAAAGCACAAAAAGTTTTAATTGGTTTAGGCGTTGCAGGTGCCGTTGGTATAACTTATGTACTTACAGCATTAAGAGGTTTACCAGAGGCTTTTGATTGGGAGAATGATGAAGATGAGTAAAGGATTAAACATTACGGTTGACCAAGTTAACCATCCACTTCACTATACAACAGATCCTTCTGGAGTTGAGTGTATTCAGATTACTCGCCATAGAAATTTTAATATTGGAAATGCATTTAAGTATCTTTGGAGAGCGGGACTTAAAGATGAGGAAAAAACTATTCAAGATTTAGAGAAGGCAATTTTTTATATTAAAGATGAAATCAATAGACTAGAGGGAAAATACATTGTCAACTGAAGAAGATTTAGTTAAACATCTTGATCAGGTAAATCAAGTCGTTGCAGAGTACCTCAAAGGTTCAGACCCAACTAAAATTTCTAAAGAATTAACTATTCCAAGAACTCGTGTTGTTGAACTTATCAATGAGTGGAAAGTTATGGCATCTGCCAATGATGCTATTCGTGCTCGTGCAAAAGAAGCACTAGCAGCAATGGACGCACACTATGGAAAATTAATCACAAAATCATATGAGGTTATTGATGAAGCATCAATGACAAATAATCTTAGCGCAAAGACTCAAGCAATTAAACTTGTTGTTGACATTGAAAAAGCAAGAATTGATATGCTTCAAAAAGCAGGCCTTCTTGAGAATAAAGAACTTGCAGAAGAGATGGTTGAGATTGAAAAACGTCAAGAAACCTTAGTGGCAATTCTTAGGGATATTGCTTCAGAACATCCAGAAATTCGTGACTTAATTATGCACAGGCTTTCGTCTGTTGCAAAAGATGGAGAAGTGATTACAATTGTCCACAATGTTCAATGATTTTTTTGAGGCACTTAAAAATAATAACTTTGAAGAAATGCCTGTAGATGCAAAGACATTTGTTGAAGGTGAAGCATATTTAAATCAACCACCACTATCCGATGTTCAATATGACATTGTTGAAGCAATGAGTCAAATTTATAGAGAAGAAGATCTTGTAGATATTTTGGGGGCAGAAGAAGGCCATCGTTACTACAAAAAGTATACAAAGAATGAAGTTATTCTTCAACTCGGCAAGGGATCTGGAAAAGACTTTACATCTACTGTGGCATGTGCATACATAGTCTACAAATTGTTATGCTTAAAAGACCCTGCTAGATATTTTGGTAAGCCTGCTGGAGATGCCATTGATATTATTAACGTTGCTATTAACGCTCAACAAGCCAAGAACGTTTTCTTTAAAGGGTTTAAGACTAAGATTGAAAAGTCTGAATGGTTTGCAGGAAAGTATAATGCTAAGGCAGAATCTATTGAGTTTGACAAAGCCATAACAGTTTATTCTGGTCACTCAGAAAGAGAATCACACGAAGGTTTGAACTTGATTCTTGCAGTTCTTGATGAAATTTCTGGTTTTGCAACTGAGGTAGGAACTGGAAATGATCAAGGAAAGACTGCAGATAACATATATAAAGCCTTCCGTGCTTCGGTAGACTCTCGTTTTCCTGATCTTGGCAAGGTAGCATTGCTTTCATTTCCTCGTTTTCCAGGTGACTTTATTTCACAAAAATATGAAGATTCAATAATGGAAAAAGAAACAATTACAAAAACTCATCGTTTTATTATGAACCCAGATTTTCCAGATGAACTTGAAGGCAATTACTTAGACATTGGCTGGGACGAAGATCAAATCATTGCCTATAAATATCCAGGAGTTTTTGCATTAAAAAGGCCAACTTGGGTAGTAAACCCAACCCGTAAGATTGATGACTTTAAACTTGCATTTTTTACAGACATGGGAGATGCCATGCAGCGTTTTGCTTGTGTGCCAACATTTGCTTCTGATGCATTCTTTAAACAAAAAGATAAACTTGAAAAATGTATGACACTTAGAAATCCAATTGATAGCAATAAAAGATTTGATGAGTCTTTTGTGCCAGACCCAGATAAAATTTATTATGTACATGCTGACCTTGCACAAAAACACGATAAGTGTGCAGTAGCAATTGCACATGTTGACAAGTGGGTAAATCTTCAAGTTGTAAAAGATTATGAACAGGTTGCTCCAATAATTATCGTTGATGCTGTGGTTTGGTGGGAGCCAAAGGTTGAAGGTCCAGTAAATCTTTCGGATGTCAAGCAATGGATTCAAAACCTTCGTAGACAAGGATTTAATCTTGGAATGGTTACGTTTGACCGTTGGCAATCATTTGACATTCAACAAGAACTGCAGGCGGTAGGAATAAGAACTGATACTGTTTCTGTTGGCAAAAAACACTATGAAGATCTTGCAATGATGATATATGAAGAGCGTGTCGCTATGCCACATATTCCATTATTGCTTGATGAAATGTCTGAACTTAAAATTATTAACGATAAGAAAGTAGATCACCCACGTAAAAAATCTAAAGACTTATCAGATGCCGTTACAGGCGCAGTATTTGGGGCTTTATCTCATACCCCAAAGAATACTAATATAGAGATTGATGTTCATACTTGGTCTAGATCTGCTCAAAGACTTGCGGAGCATGAGCAACGTATGGTAGAATTGGATAACAAGAAAATGCCTGAAGAAATTCGGGACTATCTTGGTAATTTCAATTTATTATAAAAACTAACAAGGAGAAAAATGAATTCATTTAAGAAAATTGCCCTAGGACTCGCTGCAGCAATGTCCTTTGGCGTTATGTCAGCACTTCCGACAAGTGCTGCTGTAATTGCACCAACCTTGACAATTGACTCTGCTACAGACTCAATTATCGTAGGTGAAACTGCAACAGCAGTAGTTTCATTGTCATATATTTCAGAAACATCAGCAGATACAGCAACAGTCCTTTCTGCAATGTTCTCACAGCCATCAACGGCTAATAAGTCTGCAACACTTACATTGCTTGAAACAAATACAGCAACTGTAGCAATTGCAGGAGATAGTTTGACTGCAAATGTTAACTCAACAGTTAATACAGCAGGATATGTAACAGCAAAGTTTACAGTTACTTTGGCTGCCCCAACAGTTGCTGGTACTTATGTTGCAACAATTCTTACAACACGTCCATCTAATGGTCCTTCAGTATCTTGGACAGTAACAGTTGGTGCAGGAGACACAGTTCCTTCAGCATCAACAACAACTTCAATTCTTAATAGAGGAGAAGTAATTACTGCTACATCAGATGATTCAGTGTTTGCACCAAAGGTTGCAGCAACAGATGCAGCAGCAGTTATTGTTGTTGCACAAAAGAATGCAGCAGGCAGAGCAACTTCAGAGTCGCTTCTTGCCACAGTAACTGGATCAGGAGCAATTGGTTATGGCACAAATGCTACAACAATGTCACTTCTTGGTCGTTCAGTTGTTATCCCTTCAGGAAATTACATTGGTGTATTTGCTGACGGTACAGCAGGAGTTGGAACAATTACAATTACAACCCTTACAGGAACAGTTCTTGCAACAGAGAAGGTAACATTCTATGGAGATATTGCTACAATTGAAGCAACTCCAGTTAAGTCTGTTATTGCAGTTGGTGCAAACACAACTACAATTAAGGCAGTTGCAAAGGATGCTTCTGGTGTAACAGTAGGAGCAGGAACACTTAATGCTTTCTCAAGCAATGTTGCAACAGTATCTGATTCAGGTACAGCAGCAACAATTGTTAATGGTGAGGCAGTATTTACTATTACTGGTGTTAAGGCTGGTGGAGTAGCAATTACAGTTAAGTCTGGAACAATTTCATCCGCTCCAGTTTCTATTCGTGTAGAGTCAGCAGCAGCAACTGTTAAGTTGGCTTTTGACAAGGACACATATTTGCCAGGAGAAGCAGCAACAATCAAGGTAACAGTTCTTGATGCTGCAGGTCTTCCAGTATCTGGAAAGACACATTCTGCTCTATTTGCTACAGGTGGAATTACTTCAACCTACGCATTTGGTTCAGGTTCAGATGTTCTTACAGCAACATCAGTTACAACTGATACAGATACAGTTAAGTCATACAAGGTATTTATGCCATTGACAGAAAACACTGTAACAATCTCAGCAACTGGTGGAACTTCACTTCCTTTGGCTGGACAGGTAGCAGTATCTGCAACAGCAAAGGTATCAAATTCTTCTTCTAGCACAAATGCTACTCTTGCAGCACTAGTTGCACAGATTACAGCAATGCAGGGAATCTTTGATAGCCTTAAGGCAGAAGTTACAACACTTAAGGCTGACAAGGCAGCAGCAGATGCTAAGGCAATTGCTGATCGTGCTGCTTTTGTAAAGCAGTATAATGCTCTTGCAACTAAGTGGAATAAGAAGAATCCAAAGTCTAAGGTTGCACTTCTAAAGAAGTAAAACTTTATAAATTAGGGGGTTAGCCAAGCGCTAACCCTCTTTTTTATTGCAACAAAATGATATAATAAGACTATTATACATAGAAAAGGATGTGGCCTCCTATCAAAAATCTCCTACTAAAAAGTGGGTTGGTGGCATTTTTAGTGGGTATTTGGCTAATTTTTAGTTCTGCGGAAATTGCTCATGCTGATGAGTTAACAGTACAGGTATCTAACTCAGACACATCTACAGTAGTGATCAGTGCTGGTTCTACAGTAACAATTGAAAGTGCAACAGCCACTATTGATGCAGCCCAGACTGCTATAAATCAGGCTGAAACTGCAACGGCAGTCATACAAACCCAAGCAACAGCCATTACAGGCCCTACAGAGACCATTACAGCCACTATCACACAGGCTCAGACCTCTATAGTACAGGCTCAAATAGTAGTAGATAGTGCTACTGTGGCTGTGGCTCAAGTTGATTCCGCTACCGTTTTAGTTGCTGAGGCTGAAGAAAATGTTGAAATTGCTCAGATTGCAGTGGACTCACAAACAGCAGTAGTTGGAACAAATATAAGTTTAGTAGACTCTGCTACTGCAGTAGTAAATGCAAACACTAGCCCTGGATTAACAATGACTGTCTATCATAACCCAGGCACTAATGCATCTCCTGCACAAGGTGGTAACTTGGTTTACACTGGAACAGATACAAATGGAATTAACGAGCAATGGAATAGTAGTGGTCCAACAGTAAATGGTCCAACTATTACCACAACCACAACAGAAACATTTGCTGGAAATCAGTTAAATACAAATATTGGAATTACAGTAAATGGTATACCAGTTTCTACTACAAATAGAAATGGAGTGTATATTGGATCAATTGGATTCCCTGGCCCTGGACAAGACCCATCTTTAAGTTTATATACACCAACAGCACAGACTTTAATTACTTTACCAGTAAATTCAACTTCAGCAAGTTTTCAAGTATTTGCCAAGAATGGTACAACTACTGGTTTAATAACATATAGTGATGGAACTACAGAAACTTATCAACTTCAACACAATGTTAGTTCAGAATATACAAACTATGTACATACAGAAACATTTACAGCCCCTGCAGGAAAAACCATATCAACAATTACAGTTCCAACAGACTATGATTATTTTGCAATTGATAATGTTTCTGCTACAAGCACAACTACCACACAAACAACTGTTACAGAAGATTTTCAAGTAAGATGGCAAGGTCTGTGGACACCTCAGTATACTGGAACACAGTACATCACAGCATCAGCAGATGATGGTACTAGACTATATCTTGATGGAGAACTAGTTATTAATGACTGGTTTGATAAAGGTGGGGGAGGTTCTACCGCTGATGTGCAGACCGTTGCTGGAGTTTCTAAGACTTTAGATTTTTGGTTTTATGAAAATGGTGGTGGAGCAGGGGTAAGCCTTCTTAGATATACTGATAATCTGGGATGGGCAGTTATACCTGGTTCTGAGTTTTCAACATCTACAGCAACACCACAACAAATTCAGGCTCTTAATACAGCACAAACAAACCTTCAGGTTGCACAAGCCACACTAGATATTTTAGAATCAGATCTTGAGACAGCAGAAGAAGATCTTATTGAAGCAGAAGAAAATTTAGAAGATGCTCAAGATGAATTAAACTCAGCAATAATTGCAGTAACAAATGCGGTATCTTCAATGAACACAAATGTAACAGCAGCACAAACTTTAGTAGTAGAAACTCTTGCTGCAGAAGAAGCAGAGAGAGCACGAATCGCTGAAGAGGCAAGATTAGCAGAGATTGCTAGACAGGCAGCAGAGGCTGCAGAAGCAGCCAGAATTGCTGCAGAACAAGCATATGCTGCAGAACAAGCAAGGGTAGCAGCAGAGCAAGCAAGAATTGCAGCAGAGGCTGCAGCGGCTAAGGCTGAAGCAGATCGTATAGCAGCAGAACAGGCTGCAGCACAAGCAGAAGCGGAAGCACAAAAGGCTGAAGCAGATAGAATTGCTGCAGAAGAAGCAGCAGCACAAGCACAAGCCGAAGCAGAAGCCAAGGCAGAGGCAGAGGCTAAAGCAGAGGCTGAAAGATTAGAGGCTGAAGCAGAGGCTGCTAGACAGGCTGAAGAAGAGGCTAAAGCAGAAGCGGAAAGATTAGAAGCGGAAGCAGAGGCTGCTAAAGAAGCAGAAGAAAAAGCCAAAGAAGAAGCAGAAGCCAAAGAAAAAGAATTAGAAGAGGCAAAGGCTGAAGAAGAGGCAGCACAAGAAAAAGAAGAAGAGTTAAAAGAAATACTTGAAGATGCAAAAGATGGAAAAGAATTAACAGAAGAACAAAAAGAAGTTGTCGTTGAAGCATTATTAGAAGACCTTAAGCCTGGAGAATCAATTTCAGCAGCAGAAATTAAAGCATCTGGAGTCTCATATGCAGACCTTCCACCAGAAACACCAGTTGAACTTCGCACTGATGAAAATGGTAATGCTCTTGTAATTACCGCTGCAGTTGCAGCAAACATTGAATTAGTTCAAGACCCAGGGGCATTGCTGGAAGCAGCATTTACAGATCCAGGGGCAGCACTAGCAGCACTTGGAAGTATTGGTGCAGATATGACTGAAGAAGAAAGAGAAGAAGCAACAGAAATGGTTGTTGCAACAGTTGTAGCAGCAGGAGCAGCAATTAATGCAGCAGCAGTTGCAGCAGGTGGAGCAACTGGGGGAAGCACGGGTGGAGGAAGTTCTGGTGGAGGTGGTGCTTCAGGTGCTAATTCACCAGGTTCAAGAGGAGGAAGAAAATGGTAAGAGTAATAAAAAATATAATAAAAGATCTAATTGATCAGGCATGGACTCTTCTTGGAATGTTTATTGCCTGGGTTGTATTAGATGGTAGTGCAAAAACGGTAGTTGGATATGGAATCGTAGCAACTACCGCACTTTGGATTTTAACTAGTCCAATTAGAAATAAGGAGGAAGAATAATGGCAAGAAAAAAAGAAGTAGACCTAACAGTTGTTGATCCTACCACAGGAGAAGAAGTTCTTGGTTCATCAGCAGTAACAAATCTTTGGAATATTTTTCTGAGAATTGTTGCAGTATTTGCAGCATCAGGACTATCAGTCATTGGTGCAGGTGCAGTGGTTGGTATTTCTACAGTTACAGCAGTAACAATGGCGGGATTGCTAGGAGTAGCAACTGTCGTTGAAAGACTAGCAAGATCATTCCTAGATGATGGAAAATTAAGTGCTGCAGAAATCAATGCTGCATTTTCTAAAGTAGATAAGCAGTCATAATATAAACTCTTTGACAACCCCTTTTAAAACTGATATACTTTAAATATAAAAGTTTTAAGAGGGGTTTATGAGTAAAAAAAACACAATTACTGTTTACTGGGCACCAGTCTTTGAGCCTGAACTAATAAATGAAGAAGACATTAAGTCCTTTTACTTAAAGCCAGAAACCTTAATGTATGAATTAGCAAAAGATAAAAGTAAAGATATGGGTCAAAATGGTCATTTTTTTACCTGCCCTGCTTCAAGTAATTATTTTAAAAATACCCATGTGTTTAAAAGTCCAGTTAGCATAAATTATTTTTATGATTTTACTGATGAAAAAAATCCAATTATTAATTCAGTTTTAGACAAACAGCCACAACTTCAGTTAATGAGACCTCCAACACTAAAGAATAAGCCAGTTCTTTTTCTTAAAATGGGGTTTATATTTTTTTCTGAAGAAACAATAGATTTAACTTTTACTCCTCCATTTTTAACAGAACCCAAATACACAAAATTTGGAACTGTTATTTCAGGATCCTTTGATGTTTCAAAATGGTTTAGGCCTTATACCCTTGAGGTACAAATGTGGAAGCCAAAAGGAAACTTAGTTATTGAAAAAAATGAACCACTGTTTTATCTTACAACAGAAACAAACAAAAGTATTGATTTAATTGGATTTAAATTAAATGATAGATTATTTAAATATATGGCAGACTGTGTTTCCGCACCAGAATGGCAAGGAAAAAATCTTCCTTTGTCGGATCGCTATGAGGTTTTTAAAAAATTAAAGATGGATAAGTTAATATTATCTGAAATAAAAAATAATTTGATATAGTTGAATTTGTCAGTTCAATGATGTATAATTGATGTAAGAGGGGTGGAGCAATGACTTGTATTGCAGTTGTTCGTGATGAAATAAATAATAAGGTTTACATGGCTGGTGATCGTGGTGCATCTGACGATGGAACAATTTTAGCATTGTCTAGTCCAAAAGTTTGGAAACTAGGACCTTATTTAATTGGTTATGCAGGCGCTATGGATGGTGAGCGTATTCGTTATAATTTTAATCCTTATGTTCCAGACATTAAAGACACTGACAAATTTATGCAAACTAAATTTATAAAACAACTTAAAAATTTTTATAATGATTTTTGGGTAGATACATCTAAAGATGGAGACCTTGGTTTAATTATTGCAGTTCGTGGAAATATATATGAGCATAGTTCTGCAGATATGTCTTTATCTAAATATACCTTGCCGTATTTGGCTATGGGTTCAGGTGCAGAATATGCCTATGGATATTTAAATGCTACAGAAAAAACAAAAGATGCAAGAAAACGAGTAGTGGGCGCTGTAAATTCAGCAATTAAATTTAGCCCATCATGCATGGGTCCAGTTGACGTTGTGAGTGTTTAGGGGTATACTTATAATATGAATCATTCACACGAAGAAGATTTATCTCCAGAAGAACAAGAGTTTGGTATCTGGCTTGAAAACGGTATTGAAAGAGGTTGGGTAACACCGCCATACTGCAATACTCATGATGGTGGATACGAATACATGGGGGAAGAAGAGCAAGAGGAATGGGAAGCAGGTGGCGACCCATGCCAACATGTCGTCAGATTGATGATATCGTAAAAACAGAAAAGGAATAAAATGAAAAAGGTAGTGGGACTATTAGCAGTAATGCTTGGCTTTGTTGTAATTCAACCAGTTCAGGCAGCACCAACAGATACAATTGCAATTATTGATACAGCGATTGATTCTTCAAAAAATGCAAATGTAGTTTATGAAGTTTGCTTTACACTAAAGACATGTCCAAATGGAACTTCTTTTCAAGAAGGAAAAGGTTCTGCTATGGTTAATGACTGGAAGGTAAAGGGCATTGATCACGGCTTCAATGTTTCACAGGCAGCAGTATTGGCAAATCCTTCTGTAAAGATTGTATTTATCCGTATTTCTGACATTAACGTTTATCCTACATTTAGTGCTATGCACAATGATGGAAGATCTTTGTCACGTGCAATTGAGTGGGTATCAAATAATGCTGCAAAGTTTAACATTAAGGCAGTTTCAATTAGCCAGTCAAGAGTTAACTTCACTGCTGGAACTTGTCCAAAAGATTTAGTTTTTGAGTCAGCAGTAAAGAATCTTAATGCTCAAAACGTTGCAACATTTGTTGCTACAGGAAATGATTCAAGAAAGAATCAAGTAGGTTTTCCTGCATGTGTTGATGGAGTTGTAGGTGTTGGAGCACTTCGTCCAACTGTATCAACTAGACCTTACCCTGAGTCATCCTATACAGCATTGGCAAACTATACAAATGTTGGTCCTGGACTAGACTTGGTTGCTAGAGGAGATGCAGATGTAAAGGCATATGGTGGATGGGATATTACAGTCACAGGAACATCAATTGCTACTCCAATTGCAGCATCCCTTGCTGTTGCAAAAAATGATTCAACAAATTGGAATGTGTTTATTTCTAGTTTGCCAAAGTCAGCGAATTACCAGTACATTTCAAAGTAGTGTATAATAGGTAGTGCACCTGCCAAATGGGGGTGCACTAACTTATTCGCTTGAAAGGGGAATAAAAATGGTAACACAATTCGCAATGGATCTATTTAATGATCCTTTTTTTATTGGCTTTAACAGAGAGTTAGGCCGTCTTAACAATGCACATAAGATCAATTCACAGTCATACCCTCCATATGATCTTCTAAAACTAGATGAAGATACATACAGGCTATCTATTGCGGTAGCAGGGTTTGGCAAAGATAATATTGATGTGTCAGTGGACAATGGAACACTTATTATTAAGGGTGAAATTGTTGAAGTAACAGATGCTGAGATTGTTCACAAGGGAATTGCTGGTCGTAAGTTCACACGATCTTTTGCTCTTGGTGAATATATGGAAGTAACTGGGGCAGAAATGAAGGATGGTATGCTACATATTAATGTAGATCGTATTGTTCCTGAAGAAAAGAAGCCAAAAACTATTGATATCAAAGTTGCTAAAAAGTAATCTTTAGGATATAATAGTAATACAGAATCAATAAATTTTATTGATACAGCCTGGGTACGCTGATAAAACTGCCCATTTACTTGATGGAGGAATAATGGCAGTAAAAGGTTCGGTAGAGGCAATCATTGAGGTTGCAAAGAAAGAAATTGGAACTATTGAAGGTCCAAAAGATAACGAAACAAAGTATGGCGCATGGATGAAAGTAAACTTCCAACCTTGGTGTCAGTCATTTGTTTCTTGGTGTGCAATGACAGCAGGGGTTGCAAAGTTCCCTAAGTCAGCATCAACAGTTGCAGCATCAGATCAGTTTAAGAAAGAAGGTCGTTGGGCAGATGCTCGTAATGACGATCCAACTCCAGGAGACTGGATTTATTTTGATTTTCCAGAAGATGGCGTAAATCGTATTTCACACGTAGGTCTTTGCATTAAGAACAATGGCGATGGAACTATCCAAGTTATTGAGGGAAACACTTCAGGAACTGCTAAGGGAGACCAACGCAATGGAGGAATGTGTGTTGAAAAGACTCGTGGTTATGTAAAGGATAATAAGAAGAAGTTGATGAATGCAGTTGTTGGTTGGGGTCGTCCAGTTTATGCTGGTGAAGAAAATGCACCATTGCTTTCAAAGCGTGATGCAGCACCTGCAGCAGCAACAACTTCTCCCGCAAAAAAGGCAGCACCTGCAGCATTTAAAACATTAAAGGTGGGATCAAAGGGGCAAGCAGTTAAGAATGTTCAAACACTTCTTGGTCTTAAGGCAGATGGTGATTTTGGTCCAGGTACCGAAAAGGCTGTCAAAGCATTTCAAGCATCTAATAAGTTAAAGGTTGATGGCATTGTAGATGTTATTACTTTTAAGGCATTAAAGGCTAAGTAAGTATGGTTAACTCAAAAAATGAATTTTTATTGCCAAAAGATTTAGAAGGACCTGGCATATCTTCTTATCAAGGAATTTGGGCTGATTCAGAAGAAACTATTTTTCAATTAGAAAATTATTACAATCTGGATTCTTTTGCGTCTTTAAATGAAATGTCTAAAGATAGTGATTCAATAAACCAAATACTAAAAAGATATACAAAAATACTTGAAATAACTGTTTTTGGGTATAATTTTCATTTTGGAGTTAATGAAGGATTTTATATAAACGAAGATTCTTTTGTTTTAAAGTTTGAAGATGGTGAAGAACGTCAACTTAGTTATGGTGGAGGCACACAAACTGGCAGATCAATGTGTGCAATTCTTTATTTAAATGATGATTATGATGGTGGAGAGATTGAATTTGTTAACCTTAATTTAAAAATTAATCCAAAAGCGGGAACACTTTTACTATTTCCAGCAAATTTTTTATATTCATATAAAGAAAATAAAGTAACAAATGGAACTAAATATTCAATTGTTAACTTTATTCACGATAGACCAATTGACGAAATATCTAAGCAAGTTTTGGAACAATAATGCCTATATATGATTACAAATGCACACAGTGCTCTAGTACTGTTGAATACAAAAGAGATTTTAGTGACAGCACTGAGCCTGTGTGTTGTAATCAAACAATGCAACGCCAATGGCAATCGCCAGGGGTACTTTTTAATGGTTCGGGATTTTATTCCACAGACAACAGAAAGAAGTAGTACAATATGAATACAATGATTGAACAAGAAGAGCAAGTATGGCTTTTAGACGCAACAGATCGTTGTGATAGATGTTCTGCTCAAGCATACGTAAAGGTAATTGGAAACTCTGGCGAACTGCTATTTTGTAGTCATCATTACAACAAGGTAGTAGATAATGCTGTGGGATATGACAAAATCATGAAGTTTATGGTTGAAATAATTGATGAAAGAAAGAGACTAGAAAATGGGCAATAATAAGCATCCATTTAATGCTACGCAAATTAAAGATGGCAGAATTGTTAAGTTAAGAAAAGATGGTCGCATTAAGGCTGACCTAGGTCCATATTATGCTAATCATAATAAGGTAAAACCAAAGAGAGTTGGCTAATCGTATGTATGAATATTATGTTCGTAAAGTAGAGAATGTCGTAGATGGGGATACCATTGACGTTCTTATTGATCTGGGTTTTGATATCCTATTTGCATCTCGTGTAAGACTGGCTGGTATTGATACCCCTGAGTCTCGCACAAAGGATATTGCTGAGAAAGCACTTGGTCTTGAATCAAAAGAATATCTTAAGAAGCATTTAAAGGATGCAAAGTCTGTTATTATTAAAACTGAGAAGATGGACTCATCAGAAAAATATGGGCGTATTCTTGGTTGGCTTTATGTTAATGGAGACACAGAGTCTGTTAATGATAAGATGATTAATGATGGATATGCTTGGGGATATATGGGTGACACGAAAGTTAAAGACTTTGATGCACTTGCTAAAGCCAGAAAGAAGTCTGGAAAATAATGAAACATGTAATGTATTTTACTGCTGAATGGTGTAATCCATGCAAAAGAATTAAGCCAATAGCGGAAGAACTTAGAAAGAGAAGGTTTTGTTAATTTCAAATAATTGATGCTGATGATAATCCAGAACTTTGTAAGAGTTTTGAAGTTCGTGGAGTGCCAACCTTTATCGTTATTGAAGACGGAAAAGAAGTAAGAAGAGTTACTGGCGCACCTCCAACAAGAGAAGATTTTATTAACTTTATAGAGGGCAAAAATGGATCCAATTGATCAAACTATTGATGAATTAATCTTAAGTGGTGCAGTAGAGATTGCTGCAATTGACTCTATAACTGGAGAGCCTTTATATTCTTTTAGTCCTAAAATTAAAGAGGTAATGCCAAAATTATATGAGCAACACATGACAGAGGTAAACAGAGATATTATGGCATTATGGGAAAAGGGTTTTTTGAACATAGAAATGCTCACTGATAACCCATTGGTTACCCTTACAGATAAGGCTTTTATTAATGATGAGATCGTAAAAATACCAAAAGAACTTCAGTTAAGCCTCTCTGAAATTAAAAGACTTTTGGTTAAGTAATCTGCTATAATCAGAGTAGACAATAGGAGGCATCATGCCATATAAAGTAGGAGCAAAGGGTTCATACGGCTGTTCTGGCTACCCTGCAGTCAAAGATACTGGGGAAGTCATGGGATGCCACAAGACTAGAGCAGAGGCTGCTGGTCAAATTTATGCAATAAACCGTAGTGAGGGTAATATTGGCAAGGCAATGCCTAATCTTAAAGAAGGCGATTTTGCCATGACTGCACATGGTGGAGATGAAGAGTTTCACGTTGGGCAAGTAGTTCATGTCATGCGTGAAGGAATGCTTGGAGTTCCTGGTGGAGAATATACTCTTGAAGCGACACCAGAAAATCCTGCTGTAATGATTCAATTATTTGAGCAAGAAGAAGAAGGATTTTGGGAAGCAACAAGACTATATACAGCATGCATGATGAGTTTGTATATTCCAATTGATCCACTCCCAATGGAGCCAGAGATGTCAATTGAAGATATGCCTAACATGAATGCACAACCAGACTTAATGGATGCATATGATGCGTCAATTGGAAAAAATGTTTACAAAACCGTATGGGGCGGAACAATTTTTGATTTGAGTCAGTTTACAAAATAAAAAAGGGGTAGAGTATGAATGATTTAACAATTGAAGAACTTAAGCAATTGGTTGTTTTTTATAAGCAAAAAAGTTCGGATCTTGAGTTTGAACTTTTGAAAACACAACTAATGATTAATAGGGCAGTTACAACTAAAGTTCAACCAGAACCAAAAAACAAAAAGTCTGAATAAAAGGTCATGATGTGCAATATTTTTTGCTTGTACTATTGACATTGTGCCTTAGTTCCTATATAATTTATAGAGGAAGAAAAGTAAAAATTTTTCCAGGTATAGTATATAGCCAAAGCAGTATACATATCATGATAAAAAACTTTCTTCCAAAAAATTTATACGAAAGGCCTATGCAAAAGTCTCAAGCATTAAAACATGCAGAGAAAAACAGTGTAAAGGTAATTTTCATAGAGGGGAAAGCATATTGGGTAAGCAATAATATATTTTATTGTGCAGAAGCAATTGGTGGAAATGTAAATATAGATACAACAGAACCAGTTGATACAAACAATATGTCAAAAAGAGATATTGATAAGATGTTGTTTATATTGGACAACTTAAAGAATGGAAATGATGATGATAGTAGTAGTGCAGGGAACAAAAGAATTTAACGATTACCAGGTTTTTCTTCGTGCAATGGGAGTCGCTATGTCTGCTATGCAAGAAGAAGACAAAGAATTTTTAATATATTCTGTTGGTCCTGCAAAAATTAACTCAATGGTTTCAGAATTTTCTAATCTTTCTGAAAGAGGAATGAAGTCAAGAGGAAAAAAGATTAAATTTTTTAAGGTTCCTCCTTCTTATGTTGAAGAAAACATTGATTATGTAAATCATCTAGCATTTTTAAGCAAGCCAAAAGAACCACTTTCAAAGTTAGTCGCATTAGCCGAACTCAAAAATATTGAAGTCGGAATTTACAGATACTAAGGATATAAAATGATTATAAATAAATTAGAAACAATGGAAGCAATTGTCAAGAAGAATCGTAATCTTCGCTGGGATGGATGGAACGTAATGGATCTTAAGAAAACAGACATTGCCAGAACATCTCCTCAAGGAATTAGAATTAATGGTGAATGGTACCTAAACAAAGTTTATGTATTAAATAGTAATGGCTGGGATATTCCGAATAAATACAAGGAGTAACTAGTGAAGCAGCATTTATGGAAAGATGAAGCCAAGTGTCTTGGTTTAGAGACTAATTTATATTTTGATAAATATGAAGATGATATTGATTTAAGATTTAACATAGATAATTTTTGTGAGTCCTGTCCAGTTGCAAAAATATGTTTTGCTAATGGTGTATCTGGCAAAGAGTGGGGTGTTTGGGGTGGTGTATACTTAGAAGGTGGAGAAATCTCTAGGGAGTTCAACAAACACAAGACAAAAGAAAAATGGGGTGAGGTGTGGAAATCTCTGACAACGGAAATGAATTAACACCGTTTGAAAGTATTTGTGAAATACTTGCCGATTTATGGATTAATCATAAGCATGAAAAAACATTTCAAGATTTTATATCTTATAATGATTTAGGGTTGCCCCTTGCTTTTTTAATTGATTCAGAATTAGTCATACCAACCGAACTAGCAAAAAGATATATTGAAGAAACTTGGAACATTCTTCTTAACTCTCTTGAAATTGAAAATGATACTGGTTTTGAATCTTTAGAAGATTTGTTTAATTATTCTAAAATGGAAGAACAATAATGTATACATATGATATGCGTAAGGCTGTACACTCAATCATTCCTCCAAAAAATTTTGGTGTTCAAATTATTGACAATGATAGTTTTTTAACTATTAAACTTAATGAAATGGATTTTTTGCCTATGGCTCATGACGAAAAAATAGAGGCTGTTGAGTATGTTGCAAGAGTAAAAAAAGCATTAGAGCAAAATGGTGCAATTGTTTTGGTTACAAGAGAGGCAGTTAAATGAAAGATATTGTTGTAGTTGGTGGTGGCTCTGCAGGATGGATGACAGCAGCAATACTAATAAAATCTTTTCCTGAAAAAAATATTTATGTACTTGAAAGCAATGATATTCCACGAGTTGGGGTTGGAGAAAGTACATACGAAGGCATAAACCATTATCTTGAGTATTTAGGAATTGACAGAGAATCATTTTTTGAATATACAAATGCCACGGTAAAACTTGCAATTCAATTTAGAAATTTTTATAAAGAATCTGGTGAACCAGATTTCATTTATCCTTTTGGAGCGCCTACCTTTACTAAAGAAGGATCATCTTTAGATGATTGGATGGTAAGAAAAAATTTAGATAAAACTATACCAGTTACAGATTTTGCAGAGTCATATTTTCCAGCAGCACATCTAGTTAAACATAATAGGCTAACTGATAAAAACCATTATGGTAATTTTACACAAACTCTTAATACTGCATTACATTTTGACGCAATAAAGTTTGCAGATTGGCTAAAGAATAATTATTGTTTGCCACAAAATGTTAAGCAAATTGTAGGAACTATAGAAAAAATTACCACAAACGACAATGGTGTAGATAAGTTATTCTTGTCGGATGGAACAACTGTTTCTGCAGACCTATTTGTTGATTGCACTGGGTTTAAGAGTTTATTACTAGACAAAACTCTTAATGAAGAATTTATTTCTTATACTGATCTACTTCCTAATACAAACGCATGGGCAACACAAATACAGTATAAGGACCCAGAAATTGAAATTGAAAATGTTACAAGATGCACAGCCCTAAAAAATGGCTGGTGTTGGAATATACCTCTTTTTTCTAGATTAGGTTCTGGCTATGTATATTCTGATAAGTATACAACACATGAAGATGCACTTGAAGAATTTAAAAAATACTTAATGACAGAGTTAAAAATACCAAGAACAAAAGAAGAAGTTGAAAGCCTAGATTTTAGAAATATACAGATGAGAGTTGGTATTCATAAACGTACTTGGGTCAAAAATGTAGTTGCAATTGGTCTTGCTGCAGGTTTTATTGAGCCACTAGAAAGCAATGGGCTTTTTACTGTTCATGAATTTTTGTTCTGTTTAATCAAAACATTACAGCATGATAAAATTTCTCAATGGGATAGAGACGTATACAATAAGGCTACAAAAAAGATATATGACAACTTTGTAGAGTTTATTAGACTACACTATGCTCTTAGTTTAAGAGATGATTCTGAATATTGGAAAAATAATTTTAATAGAACATTTTTTAATGATGAAAACAGTTCAAGTGTTTTTAGTCACTTAAATGACATGGCAACAATTAAAATGAACTCAATAAGTTCAATGCCATTAAGAGGTGGAAATGGTTGGATTGCAACTGGGATGAACTATTTTATTCTTGATAGCGTTGCTTTGGCTTTTTCTGATATACTGTATGGTAATCTGGATAAGGAAAAAATAAAAATAGTGTTTGAAAATTTAGATAATAACAAAAAAATATGGGAAAATTTAGCACTTGAATCAGAAACTTCGTATCAATATATAAAGAGGAAATATCATAGTGAATAATGTAAATGCAATGTCAATGATAAAAATGGCTATTGGATCAATAAGATGTAAAAAAAACGGTCACAATCTTAATGAAAAAGTTTCATGCCCATTTACAGGAAAATCATATCGTGGATGCATGGTGTGTGGAAAGGTAATAACTATATGAGTTTAACGGTTATTCTGTCAGTTTGTCTTTTTTCAATGTCTGTTGCTTATCTTACATCAGTATATAATTTTAATAAACTTCGTTCTAGACATCAAAAACTTTTTATTGAGATGATGGTTCTTGAAAAAATAGTAAACGAATCTGAAGAGTTAAAGATTCAAAGCGATGAAAGTGTTCATAAGGAAAATTTTATTAAATTTTTATCTGATTCAAGAGATTGGGCCTATAAATATATTGAGGATGTACAGTCTGGGCTAAGTAATTTTATTGTTACCATTGAACCAGAGATTAAATATTTTAAAGAATTTGGTGGTGTTCTTGGTGAAAGTGCTCCAAATTATTACTCTATGAAAAAAATAACAGAAGAGTATGAAAAGTTAAAAACTTTATTGCCAAAAGAAGAAAACACAAATTATGAAAAATAAAAAAGTATTTTTTGTTCCTAGAAGTCAGATTGTTTCTGATATAAATAGGTATCCACAACCATCCAAAAAATATATTCCTGAATGGTATAAAAAAATGAGTGGATCTTATAAAGAAAAAAATGGTTTCTTAGTTCCTGGACCTAAAAGTTGTATGCCATTTTTAGATTCTTTTACAAGTGGCTATACAATGGAATTGGCAACAGATGTTGTTATTCAATATCACGGAAAAGATCCTAAAACAAACAGAGATGACATTAGTTATACTTGGGCTGGTGGTGGTAATAACCTTACGGAAAGACCTATAACAACAAGACAAGAAGAAACTGATGCACCTTTTGCTCTTCCAAAGTTTGACGGATACTATGATACAGAATTTCAATGGTATACCATGTGGGATACAAAAACGCCACTAGGGTATAGCACTGTATATCATCATCCCAATAATAGGTTTGATTTGCCGTTCCACACTTTTACTGGAGTAATAGATACTGATACCTGGAATGGTGATGGTCCAATTCCATTCTTATTAAAAGAAGGTTTTGAAGGGGTTATTCCAGCAGGTACACCGATTATACAGTTTACCTTCATTAAAAGAGAAAACTGGAAATCTGAAGCATTAGAGTTTGATCAAAAGAAAAGAAGAAGAGAAAAACATATGGTCAAAAGACATATTATGAATGGGTACAAAAAAGAACATTGGAAAAAGAAAGAGTTTGATTAATATGAAAGAAATATTTCTATCAACATTAACAGGTTTTGGATGTGGCGTAGTATTTGCTGCATTCAAATTGCCAGTACCAGCACCACCAGTTTTTGCGGGAGTCGCAGGAATTATTGGTTTATGGATTGGCTTTACAGTTATAACGAATATAATATCCTAGGAGGAAAATATATGAATGAACAAATTAAGGCACTACTAGCATCATATGGACGATCAGTCCTTGGTGCAGGCCTTGCACTATACATGTCTGGGGTAACAGACCCTAAGACTCTTGCTTACTCACTATTGGCTGCGCTTGCGCCAGTTGCATTGAGAGCACTCAACCCTAATGATAAGGCGTTTGGTCGTCTTCCAGATGTAGCAGAAGTTGATGCTGCAGTTAAGAAGGCAACCGTTAAGAAGGCTCCTGTCAAGAAGGCTGTCAAGAAGGCTGCACCAAAGAAGAAGTAATTCTTTAGGGAGGGATATGCATATCTAGCCTATCCCTCTCTTTTTTGGATACCATTATGTATATATTTCAAAATCAAATTAAACCTAAATCTAAGACTGCATTAATAATGTGCACCTATCTTAGATACAAGAACTTGCCCAAAACATATAGCGACCTTAATAGTCAAACTAATTTAGACTTTGATTTTTATATATCTGATAACTCAAATGGTGACCCACACATATTAAATACAACTAATAAATTTTTAGAATCTTTTCAGTATAATCTTTTTATTAAAGAACATCATAATAAATATAGTATTTTTAGTAGATTTATACTAGCAAAAGAACTTGCAAAAAGTGGATATGAAAAAATTATTATCATTGATGATGATGAAAGAATTCCAGCAAACTTTATTCAGGATTGTTATGATCAGTATGAAGATAATACAGTTAAGTCTTTTTACGCACATAAAATAATTGATAACTATTGGGAAAAGGTTATGTTGAAGCCAGGAGAGTTAGGAAACTACGCTGGTGGCGGTGGACTGATGTGTAATGCAAAACTTTTTTTGCATAAAGACTTTTTTAATTGTCCAAAAAAATATTATGTACTTGATGATTTGTGGATTTCATATTTTTCTAAAGAAATTGCAGGATATAACATTAAATTACTTAAGACAGATATTAGGTTTATACACGATAATCATGCAACAGCAAAAGGACTAATAAAAGAAAAACAATATTTTACAGATAAATACATACTGAAAAAAGAGTTAAATAAATGAAAATTGATCTAAGAAAATTCCCAACTTTTTACATTAACATGGATAAACATCAAGATAGAAACACTGACATGATAAAACTTGGCAAAGATGTTGGGTTTAATCAATACTCAAGGTTTTCAGGTATTGCTATGCCAAAACAACCAATGGCGGGATGTGCAAAGTCTCATTACGGAATTTTAGAAAACATGAGCAGTCCAACAATAATACTTGAAGATGATTGTGTTATTAAAAATGATTCATATGTTTTTGAAATACCAGACGATACTGATGCTTTATATCTTGGTTTGTCTGGATGGGGTTTTCTTAATAGCGAATCTAAACTAAACAATTTTTCTTATCAAAAACATACAGATTTTTCAGGTATTTATAAAATAAATGGAATGCTTGCTACTCATGCTATATTATACATATCGCCAGAATACATAGAGTTATCAAAGAAAATTGCTAAATGGTCTGGAGATAATAATCAGCATATTGACCAAGGTTTTGCACTTGTTCAAAAATATTTTAATGTTTATGCTTTAAAGAAACCAGTTTTTTATCAGCACAGTAATACAGCATCAACTAATATTATATTAAGAGGAATGAATGGCTAAATTTGGATCTTTATGGGTAGGAAACCCAATGACAAAAATACAAGAAGTATCTTTATCTTCTTTCATATATCATGGCCACAACCTTACCCTTTATGTATACGACATGGATATGAAGGTCCCAGAGGGCGTTCAGAAGGCTTTTGCGGGGGATATTATGGATGAGTCTGAGATGTTCCTAGTACAGAATACATATGCAGCATTCTCTGATTTATTTAGATATAGGATGATTAAAAAGACTGGTTTGACATGGGTAGATGCTGATACTATTTGTTTATCACCTGACTGGGACGGGCTTGGATATACCTATGCTTGCCTGGAAAATGATACAGTGGTTGGTGGTGTTCTTGCTTTACCGCAAGATTCTCCAGCATTAAATTATTTAATTAAGAAGTCAACTCAATTTGATAAAACAAAGATTAAGTGGACTGATGTTGGTCCAGCCCTTGTAGACAAAGCATTTAGATCTTTTGAATTAATGGAACATGTTCAGCCAATGGAAGTTTTTTGTGGAGTTCACTGGTCTCAATGGGAAAAATTATGGAATCCAAAACATACAAAAGAAATTAAATTATTAGAGAAAACTTCAAAAAGTATTTCTGTTTATCACTCAATGACAACTCGTGGAGGAATAGACAAAAACTATTTTCCACCAAAGTCTGCAATGGAATATTTTTATGATAAATTCGTAATGAAGAAGTGGGGATAATATGAATAAGATAAGTATTGAATATGACAAAGGGGCAAACTTCCTGTCATCATTAATGAAGAATTATGGAAGCGACAAGGGTTCTCCTCATGAGGTAGATATAACACCTTCTGGTTGGATAGCGAATAGATACACAGACATATACCATATATTGTTTGCAACAATTCGTGATGATGCTAAGAAGATATTTGAATGTGGAATTGGCACAAACAATGAAGATATACAGTCTAATATGACTGCTAATGGTGTCCCAGGGGCTTCACTAAGAGGCTGGAGAGATTATTTCTGGAATGCTCAGATATATGGTGCAGATATAGATGACCGTATTCTTTTTGAAGAAGATAGAATTAAAACCTATCAAGTTGATCAAACAGATCCAGAATCTATTAATAATATGTGGGAGCAGATAGGTGAATCAGATTTTGATGTTATTCTTGATGACGGCCTTCATGAGGCTCATGCCAATATAACACTGCTTGAAAATTCGTGGGACAGGCTAAAGCATAATGGCATATATATTATTGAGGATACATACTATACACATGAACCAATAAAGAAATACCTAAAGGAAAAGGGGTATAACTTTATCTTGGTAACCTTTGACAATACTGCCAGTTATTGCTTTGTAATATTTAAAACTACAGTCTAAGTCTGATTAAATAGGGTATAATGGTAGGATGGCTGATACATATACTCCAAATGCTGGCATGAAGGCTGCTGCTAGACGTGCTTTGAAGTGGAAAGAAGATGGCAAAGCAACTGGTGCTGGAACCCCTGTAGGCTGGGGAAGAGCAAGTGATATTGTTGCAGGTAGATCAATGTCTCTTGATACAGTTAAAAGAATGTATTCTTTTTTCTCCCGTCACGAAGTAGACAAAAAAGGTAAAGATTTTTATAATACATCTAATCCATCCAATGGCCGTATCATGTGGGACGCATGGGGCGGAGATGCTGGTTTCTCATGGTCAAGAGCAATTGTAAACAGAAATAAAGAAGCATCTGATCTATTTATTAATTTTGGTAAGTTTATTCCTGGAGCAGAAAGATTAACAGAAGTTTTTGATTTATCTAAAAAAGAAAATTACGGTGGTGTAATTGGAAACAGAAAGGGTGAACCAGCAGACAAAGAACTGTATGCAAGAGTAATTGCAGCAGCGAAGAAAAAGTTTAAGGTTTACCCATCAGCATACGCTAACGGCTGGGTAGTGCAAGAATACAAGCGCCGTGGCGGAACATATAAATAAAAGTACCCCTGGCAGGATTTGAACCTGCGACCTACACCTTAGAAGGGTGTCACTCTTCCACTGAGTTACAGAGGTTTGGAGCCTTCTGTCAGGATTGAACTGACGACATCTCGCTTACAAGGCGAGTACTCTACCACTGAGTTAAGAAGGCGCATCTCCAGAGAGAATTGAACTCTCGTTTACACCGTGAAAGGGTGTTGTCCTAACCACTAGACGATGGAGACTTGGCTGGTCTGGCAGGCTACGATCCTGCGACTTCCGAATTAACAGTTCGGCACTCTACCAACTGAGTTACAGACCAATAGTACAACAGGTAGGACTTGAACCTACGATAACCGAATTATGAGTTCGGGGCCTTGACCAACTTGGCTACTGTTGCTTGTTAATTATATTATATCCTGCATTATCTAGGTTGTCAACTATTGCATTAACAATAACTTCATAATCTATTTCCATAATAAAATGATTTTCTATCTTGTGCATGTTTATTGCAATTGGTGCATGATGTTGCAATGATTTAGATATTATTTCTTTGTAATCCATTATTTACTCTTTGGCTTAGGGTTTCTGCTTTCAATAAGTTCAATTATTCTATCAAGACCTTCAGAGTAAGTCATTGCATCATCTTTAGCCCAAAATAAAGTACCATCTTCATTAAACGAACTGCCCCTGTATTCAAGATATTCTTTTTGTATTTGTTTTATTATGGTAACTAATTGTTTTCTTTCCCATTTAACTGCTTTTTGACAGCCACTACATGGACAGGCCCAATCTCCACGGTCAGGTGTTTGATTTGGATCAGCCATTATCTATCATGCTTTCCATGAACATAACCAACAATTATTCCACAAATAAAACCTATTACAAGGTCAATTACTTCCACTGTTTTCCTCCTCATATTTTTTAAAAATTGTATTACCAATTATCATGTAATCTATTGGAGAACTATAAAATAAATCAATTGCATTTTCAGGATATCCAGCAATTGGTTTTTTATTAACATTTAAACTAGTATTTAAAATTATTGCACATCCCGTAATATTGTAGAACTCTTCTATTAGTTTTCTAAAATAGCCATCATCTTTTTCAACTGTTTGTACTCTGCAAGTATTATCAACATGTGTAATTGCAGGAAAATCTTTTACAATAAAATTATTTGTAAATAACATATAAGGATCTTTATTTTCAAACTCAAAATAATCTTTTATATTTTCAGACAAAACTGAAGCACCAAATGGTCTATAAAACTCTCTGTTTTTTACGGTGTTTATTATTTTTTTCCCATCTTTTATTCTGGGATCCATTAGTATAGAGCGGTTCCCCAATGCTCTTGGCCCAACTTCTCCATGTTCTTGATACCAACCAACTATTTTACCTTCAGATAGTAACTGTGCAACCATTTTAATTGTTTCATCAGTTGGTTTGTCTTTTGGTGCAATATCATTTTGGCAGTAAGGAAAGTTTTCTAGTTTAAACTTTGGTAAATTATTTAACTGTCTTAAAAGTTCAATTGCTCCTAGGCTTGTTCCTTCATCACTTGAATGTGGAGCAACAATAAGGTTCTTAAACTTATTTAAAATTTTTGTGTTCCATACAACGTTTTGAGCCACACCACCAGAATATGAAACAACATCATCGGTATCTGCGTATTCTAAAAATAAATTAACTATTAAATCTCCAACTGCTTCATGAACCGTTCTAATCCAATCAAGTTTATTGTGTGCAGCAAGTAGCAGATCGCCTTTATGTTCAATCCATCTTTCAAAATTAAAAATCTGATTTACTTCATCAATTGAATATTCTTTTGTTTTGTTTAAAAAATCATTATCTACTTTTCCATAAGACTGCAGCCCCATAATTTTTCCAGCGTTATCATGAATATTATTAGAATTAACTCCAAGCATCGGTCCAATTTCACCCATAGTAAGACCAATAGATCCGTTTTCTATTCTTCCATACCGAACAATTTTGTTGTTTTTAAATACAGTATAGGTTCTTCCTTGACCAACTCCATCAATAACTATTTTTGTTGATGGCAAATTATTTTCATCTTCTAGCATCCAAGTTGA